CACTAACTTCTTCTCAGAAGTTGTGCCACCCGCGTGGGGGTCAATTTACACAGTAGATTGATCCACGCGTACCCACCCAAGTTTCAGATTGAACTTGGGTCTCTCACGTACTCCGCTCTCCCAATTGGAATCGGGAGGCGGTGCTTCAGTGAAATATTGAAGCATGTGAGAGTTTCCTCTGTCGGGACTCGAAGTACAGCGTGTAACAACACGATGTACCTTCGCATGGAGTACATGCAGGTGCTTATCGAACCTCAATTTGAGGCCTGATAGAGACCATGCACTGTACGTCTCCCAGCAGAGTAATCCAGAGCCTACCGGCATTGTAGGAAGCACCAAAGGTGCCTCATCCAACACTGTCTGTTTGATCATTTGTGCTGTACGAGCATAACCACTTCGAACGAAGTTGTTATGGGTCGCAACACAGGAGATCATAGACTCTGGTCGTCGCCTATTTGGGACAGTTAGCGAGTAAGTCGGGGTCACATCGTGACCGTCGAAATAATCGCCACCGCAAGACTCTCGGAATTTTCCTACTCCGAAAGTCTTCGATCGGTTAACCTTGAAACCAAGGTAACTGAGTAATCCCAAAACAAGGTGCCCAACGTCTGAAGGGACAACTAAGTCGTCCCCAAAGACGAGTACCTCCCTTGCCAAATAGTCTACGTTTCTTTGAGTGCGTCTTACCTTGCGATGAAACATCATGCAAGATACGACAACATTCGCAAAAACAATAGACTGAATTGGAAAGGTAAGTGCTGAACCCATAGTAGAGAACTTCTTCAGCAGGTGAAGCTTAGGAAGTTTGGCATCTATCTTGTTAGATATTTGCCGTGTCCTGACAGCGCGGAACGCGTCTAAGAGCGGAGGATTGCTCCTAAACATACGTTCCACGGTGTGACAAGACACCCTATCAGACGCCTCGGACAAATCAATCGTCCAATGCTTCTGATCTATGGATGCTCGCATCGCGGCTCTCTTATTGAAAGACTGATCACGAAAGTGAATGGTCCTTCTATATGGAGAGTTTTTGATGGATGTATAGAGGAAATCTTTAATGATCTGCTGGCACCATTGATGTGCTACGGGTTCCGCGGCGATTAGCCGAGGAGCCTTTAGCGTCTTTGGTACAGCGACCAATCTGCTGGGGGGTTCGATATTCTCGAATCGACCAGCAAGATCCTCATTACATACGGTGTCGGACCAGGTAGCGTAATTTGCGAAAGCAAAATCGGCTACTGGGAAGACACTTTCGAGCTTCTCCGGCCAGTGAGGAAAGTCATACTTTGACCCTCCTCTCTGGTCCGAAACAGCACCAGGTCCATGCTTGGCACGCCAGTCCTTTGGGTCAAAGTGCCCAAGGGAACTAGCTACTATATCACTTACGAACTGTAAGTCTTTTAGTAGCCCAACTGGTACCCTTACAGGGTTTCCGCCTTCGGACTGAGGCAAGTCAATATATCGCTCATAGCTTGCGCGCCTACTATCGATAAAAGATAGAGAACGAACAAGACTATGATCGAAATTATTGTCACCCCAATCCAAAGTAGGGGATTCCACAAGGGAATCGACATGATAGAAGTCTCGTACGGTTTTATACGTGCGGTCATCTTCACACTCCAATTTGAGTTTCTTGACAGCGTAGTACAGCTGCCGAAGAGCTCTAATCGAAATGTGATCACATGTCGGTGTCAAGCAACCGCTATCATCGAATACGCGCTTCAGTAGCCCCCGGAAAAGTCTGGGGATTACGGAACCCCTTCTATACGGCCTCATGTGAGGAAGTAGAAAAGGGGAAAGGCGTGATACCGATAAACACTTATCAAAGTGTTTGCCGGCATCAACCATGTCAATCGTTGCAAAACGAAGACCGTGGTTTTCGATGGCGGAGCAGAATCGCACATAATCTCGATCCAACTCCTTACGGAGTTCAGGCAACTCGTCAGAAATATCAGACAAGATACTTCTGTAGAGCGACTGTACGAAGGTGACGTGCCGATTAGTCATAGCTAGCTCCTTCGAGTTAGTTGTTGACGCACGGCTTGGCCAACCTAACGCTTTAGAGCCTTATACAACGCTGCGATGAAGCAGCGGAGGATAGATAGCCCTAAAGTACGCGGGATTGTACTTATCTTACTGAGACCGAGCACTAAGACTCGAGACCAATAAGTTTCGTAGCAATACCGCCAGCTTTGACCATGTAAAAAGACATGGCTTCGCTGACATCAACGACGTCGGACACAACATCGTTCACACTATGACGAATAGTGTGAGTGACCTGTGACCTACGACCCAAAGGATACGTAGTAGTGGGCTTCTCATAACGTTCGAACGTCACAGAGTGACGCGCGTAGTCTTGAGTTCCCGACTTTACGGTATCGGTTGAGTGTTTAACGGTGGCACGGTACTGGACAAGAGTTTCGTCCAGAAAGTATTCCGAGCCATAGTTATCCTGGTTGATGAGAGGCAACACCTTGGCGGTTCCACCGGAACCGTCCAGGGTGATTGTCAAAGTTGAACCAAGCATTCCTTCATACTCCTTGTTGTAGACTGACCATTACCTAGCACGCTGCCGGGTAATGGCTAGAGCACCAAGGATAGACAGTTGACGATCCGTTAGAAACGGAATCGTCGCCGATAGTGTAGGAACAGCGATGGAACGAATCTTCGTTTCATACTGTTTGACGCAGTCACCTCCTAAAAGATTCTTCTCAGAATCATTTCGGATGTGAGTCTCGATGGTTTGTGTGTACGTCATCACGCAAGGTGGTGTCGCACGCACAGGGCAGGTATTGTTGAATTGGACTAGATAGTCCCCAACATTACCAAACCAATCTATCAACCAGCTCCATGGCATAAGTTGCCATGCAGTAGAGGGTGATAGATCCATCCCGAGGACGATTTGAATCGCTCGTCTTCGGTAGTCAGACTCATCCCTAGGTGGTAGTGTCGTTGGGACAAAACGTGTTGTAGCCCAACGTTGCCTACGAGTAACCGTACTTTTCTTCAGGTTAACCGAGGTAACATGTAACCCAGTCGCCGTATAAGACGATTGGGCACTAACACTATCATTAGAGATAGTTCTGCGTCTATGAATACCTCCGTTCTCGTAAAGACTATGGAGCTCGTTAATCTTACGATTAACGCGCCCCTGAAAGTCCATCAATTTCTTGACATCAGATATCAGAGGTTTCCATCCGAATTGATAGGTCAGGTAAGCACCTGCACCTTTCTTTAGGATAGAATTCCCTGCTAACTGAACGAGCTTCGGAAGGTCCTTAAAGTCCTTGATATTTTCGGGGATGCCGATTTGACCTGCGTTAGGGTTTACCCTAGCGAGGAAAGCGGCAGCATCGAATAACGGCAAGGTCGGTAAGGATAAATGAGCAATGTTGGCATCCATCTGGGCATTGTGGTACCACTTATCAGCAACAATATAATTGCTGGTGACAGAGGTACGACCGCTCAATGGAGTAGCCCGGGTAATCAACTTCCCAATACTAAGAGGTTGATCACCTTTCACGTGTACAAAATCATCACACTGAGCCCGATACACAACTTGAGTATTGGACGGTGCTTGTGTTTCTAACGGTTGAGGGGTTCCAAAGACAAACCATTGGAGCTTCCCACCCGAAGGAAACGGGATGGTTTTGAGACGCGATCTAGTGCTCACTATTCATAACCTACACAGATTGAGACACAGAATGTGCGAGCTCATGCTCGGAGCTAAC